ATTTATGTTACTTATAGGTTTATTTATTATATTTATATATAACTTATAGGTTACTGCTCTTTCGGTGAACGAACCTAGCCTACCTAGATTCGCCTTCATCTGCTCCATCGGAGTTACAGAACCCGCCAGTCTTGCGTGGTATAGGCACTAGCTTCGCCACCTATTTTGCGCTGTTTCAACCACTTACCCTTCTAGTAACGCTTGTATCTAAACCGCTACGATGTCGTTAGAGCCGCCAGTTTAGACCGCAGAAATAGAAAAACCCTTTGGGGTTGCTCTAAGTTAGACCCGCTTAATAAATGACTCGAAAACATTTACTAAACGCTCAGAACAACCCAAAAGGGTCTTATGGCTTCGAGTTATCTACTAAACAGGGTCTAATCTGCCCCATTAGTATAAAACAAAATTTTGCGCTATTGCAACTCAGGCCAAATTAAATGCCAAGATTGAGGAAACATATCTTTGCGGGTTACTAGCCCGTGGCTTTCCCGTTCTATCTGCGCTGCCAGTTCTAAAAGCTTACTGTGGGGTAAACCTTCATGTTGCCAACGATGCACAGCTTGAGTTGTTACTTTGAATCTGCGGGCGATTTTGGCAGGGCCACCGCATAAATGAATCATTTGTTTGGGTGTAAGTTTGAAGTCCATAAAAGTAATTTTATTGGTTAAGTAGATATTTTAACAACAAATCTTGCACATGGGTAAAAAAAGGTTTATAGTAAAGTTACCTGACTACTCAGGCTAACTTATGGAGAAACTTATGGATGATAGACAAATGATGGATGCTCAATCTGAACTTGAATATGAACTAACCGTGATTTTTGAGGACTTAGAACAGGGCAATATGCTAACCGCTTCACAGATAGATACGCTTCGCTATGCAAGTGGATTCCCTAAAAAGACTAGGGTTACCCCTGTATTGGCTGAAGTATTTAATGACTTTGGAAACATTTTTGGGGGAAAACAATGATAGTTACAGGAAGCGCACCCGTGAAAGAATTTAAGATTGCACCAACTGGGTCACATTTGGCTCGTTTGTACCGCATTATTGACTTAGGTACGCAAAAGTCCGAGTACATGGGCAAAGTCAATATGTTGCGTAAGGTTAAGTTTTTTTGGGAATTGCACGGTGATGACTTAAAAACCGATGAAGGCAAGCCCTTAATCCAAACCCGCAATTACACGCTATCGCTAGGCGAAAAGGCTTCGTTACGGAAGGACTTGGAATCTTGGCGTGGCAAATCATTTACCGATGATGAATTGCGGGGCTTTGACCTAACAAATTTGTTAGACAAATGGTGCATGATTACCATTCAGCATAGAGAATCCAACGGCAAGACCTATGCCGATGCGGTAGCCGTAACGCCAGTACCAGCCGTAGTTGCTAAAGCTGGGTTACCTAGTGGTGTAAACCCAACACTTCTGTTTGATATGCAGAAGTTTGACCAAGCCGTATTTGATAGCCTGTCCGATGGTCTGAAGAACCAAATTCAACAGTCGGCAGAATTCCAAAACAAAAACCGCAAAGTCCACAATGCTATTGAGGATGATGAGGATTTATCAGTACCTTTTTAAGGGGGTTATATGAAAAAAGCACTAGTAGCAATAGCAGCGTTTTTTGTAGTAGGTGTAACGGTAGCCCAATACGCTAACTGCTGGCAACAATATGTTTGTGGCCCAGCAGGATGCCAATGGGTGACTATTTGTCGCTAGGGGGAATTAACCTTTAGGAGAAAGCCATGAACCATGCGATTAAAGATGTGATTGAATCCAAATATACCGTCAAGACTTTTCAAGAACGGGGCTACGATGAGGAAGTACCCATCATCGGATTTGCTGTTGAGGACTTAGAAACCGTCATTAAAAGCGTGGTCTTGGCTTGTGCCGAGCGGGTTACGGATGACCGAGAGCGTAGAGATATATTATCGTTAGCAAGTTAAGGGGAATTTATGTTAGTGAAGGAAGATTATGCTAGTCAAGCAGGTCATTGGTATCTACCCAATGGCGATACAGCCTATCGCATCGTTGGCAAGAATGGCAAAGAAAGAAACACAACTGTCAAAGACGCAAGAGAACGGGGTCTATTGCCCAGCGTCACCACAATTATTGCGTGTGCTGCGAAACCCGCACTTGATGTATGGAAACAACAACAAGCCATACTCGCTGCACTTACATTACCTCGCCTAGACGGGGAATCAGAAGAAGATTGGCTAAGTCGGGTTGTATCCGATAGCAAAGAAACCGCCAAACAAGCTGCCGAGCGTGGCACACAAATCCACGGCATCATAGAAGCGTTTTACGAGGGCGTTTACATCCCTGAGTTACCAACCTATGTCCGTGTCGTAGAAAAGGCTATAAACGAGCATTTTGGGCAACAGCTATGGGTTGCTGAGAAGTCCTTTGCCCACGGTGGCTATGGCGGTAAATGCGACCTAATTAGCCGACCCCATTACCACCCCAAAACCGATGGGTTTGTCATCGACTTTAAAACCACCGAAAAGGATGTGGATAAGTTAGATACCTATTTTGACCACCATATGCAGTTAGCGGCCTATAGGCACGGCTTTGAGATGCCTAACGCACGGTGCGCCATTGTGTATGTCAATGCCAACGAAAACAAGGCTAAACTACTAGAGATACCTGAAGATGACCTGAGAATCGGGTGGGAATGTTTTAGTCACTTGTTGGCCTTTTACAGGGCCAAAAACAAACTATAATGACAACGGGGTGGTAGCTGGGCTTCCCCCGCCCAACCTTCACGGGCTATCACCCCACCTTCACAGGGCGTTAAGCCGCCCCAAGAGGATGTGGCAAGTAGCGAGTTTTGCGGCTTTCTGCGTTACATGAAACAGTCCACCAAATCTTGCCCTGTCTTTTTACTCTTATACAAGACTTAGGGTTTGTCCTAATAAACTTTTCTTTACTATGGGTTATACTACAGTTGTTGTTTAACCAAATGGGGGATTTAAAAATGCAAGTTAAAGAAATTTACAAACAAGAAGCTCGTTATAACCCACGCATCCGTGCTACTGTTGGCGGTGCTTGGATGGCAGTTTTGGCTAACGGTGACGAATTTCCAGTTTGCCGTGACTATGAAGCTAAGTCGGAAGCTGATGTTCGTGCAATGTTGGCAAATCGTAAATAAACATAGCCCCTACGGGGGCTTTTAGGGGGATTTATGAAAGATGTTTTATTAGGTGTAATTGGGGGGCTAATTGCCTTTGGCATACCAGCAGTTGTCTATGTGCTATATACAGGGGGTATATCGTGAGTTATATCAATACCATTATGATGGGCGATACGCCTGTCGATGTTTACGGCACAGAATGTTCAGCCGAACCCGATGTAGGCTTAATGACTGACTATGTTGAGATTGAGGACTTAAAAATAGGCGGTGTAAGCGTCTATGAGTTGTTTGCGTCTTACGGTCTATTAGACAAAGCGCAAGAATACATTAACGATTCGTTTGGGGGTTAATATGAAAGCATTTCCAAGCAAGGGATGGAATGGTTATGAAACCATAATTAATGAGGGCATGGATTTGCGAGATTATTTTGCAGCCAAAGCGATGCAAGGATTAATTACCATAGTTAAAGGATGTGAATTAGGCAGAGATGGAACAACAATCATGCCTGATTCAATACGGTTATCCAATGTAGCTTATGGTGTTGCAGATGCAATGATGGAAGCGAGGGAAAAATGAACACACCATACAACACAGGCAAAGTAAAGATTGGCGTTTATTACGAAAAACCAAGATATGTTGAAGATGATATGGATATGCTACGGTTACAGTCCTATTTAATTCATGACCCTGCTCGTTTAAAGCGAGAGTATTGGATTAATAAAATCCTAATTTGGGTAGGAGTGTTTGTTTTAACTATCGCAATCTTGCAAAGCTAATTGTCTAGCTTCTTCGACCCGATTAAGCCATCCACGAATAAAACGGGCTTGGTCGGGTTTTCTTGCAACTATCCCTTGGTAAAAGTCTGTCCTAGCGTCTGAAAACTTTGCAACCAAGTTTTTAGTGTTTGCACCGTTAATCGCTGCCATAGTCCTAGGCCCGATAATTCCGTCAGCCACCACCCCGATAGCCTGTTGTAGCGTCTTAACGCTTCGCCCTGTTCCTGCATTAACGGCAAAATCAAATACCACATAATCTAGCCCTTTCGGTAAAACTTCACAATAAGCGGAATTCCAATACTTTTGTTTATACAGTTTACCGACCTTTTCAGGGGTCAAGGCACGCATATCGGCTTCGGATACAGGGTGACCTACAAATTCTTCCCAAACACGCTGGGTAACGCCTAAATTAGTTCTACCGCCTGAATCTAGCGGGTCGTTTACATAACCGCCTTCGTGTTTCAGCACACGGGCTAAACACTCCTCGAATCTCATTTTTTAAGGTTTGCCATGATACGGCTACCAAATAAGAATCCAAAAGCAATGTTGGCGGCTTCTAAACCAATACGCTGTACATACTGGTCAACGGGTAAAAATAGGGTGCAAAGTCCTACAACAATCACGGTTAAAGCACCGATGTAGCGACTAGACGCTCTTAAATCAATCACCCATTGGCTAGGTTGTCCGTATGGGTTATCAAGCTTGGCAAGGGCTTCTAAACGAGCGATTTCGCTGTTATCAAGCTGAATCTGCTCTGCAATGGTGGTTGGGCGAACTCCACCGTTAAAACGCCCTATGAGTTGTTTAATGCCTTCTACCCCGACTGGGACTAAAGCACCGATGATTGTTTCGAGAATCATCGCTTAAACACCAAATCGGCTATCCAAGTGACAAAACCGCCAAACACCGATGCTGCACCCATAATTGCCCAAAGACTTCCCTTAGACCGTTCTGCCATCGCAACGAGTTTTTTAATATCGGCTTCCATGGTGTCGACTTTCTTTTCCATGGTCTCAAATTGGGCTACTAACTTACCGTATTTGTAAGGGTCGAGGAAGTCATCAGCCATATCATGCTTTCTTGCGTATCGTTTTGACTGGCGACTTTTTTGCAGGACTTTTCCGTTTAGTCGCAACTTTTTTAACGGGTTTTGGGCAATCAAAAGTTTTAAATACATCAGCCCAATACACCTTTTTGGTGTAGCCCATCTTATCAAATACCCAGTCAATAATGAACATGATTAAGCCTTTAGTGCGTCAATTTGAGCCTGAGTTGGTCTAGCTAATGTTGGATGCTCCCATTTAGCAATGTAATCGCCTTTACCATCGTTATCGTTTTGAAGCATAATACTAAGATTTGCAAACGCTTCATTTGGTATTTCTCTACCATTAGCATCAATAGTTGGGGCTAATTCAGGATAAATAGAAATAATTTTTTCGTATAAAGTCATTATGCACTCCTAACCATAATACCTTGAAAATATGTCGATTCTGCTGTTCCCGATATAGTTCTAGCTGTTGAAGGAAAAATATAATATGCTTCAACATAATCAGTAGTGCCATTCAAATAAATTAATGCACTTACAAAACTTCCTTCTGCATAACTAATAATATTTGGGCCAGCTTTAAAAATAGAACCATTTTTGTAAATAGAAATTCTTTCTGTTGTTCCTGATGTGCTGGTGGTTGTTGCACAAGCAGTAATTTGATAATAACCAGCAATAGTCGGTGTAAACCGCATATTTGTTGTGTCGTAATTTGAATTAGTATCAAATTCTTCTGTTTGAAAATTTAATTTAGTCCAAGTGTTTGTAGAAAAACCTGATTGATTTGAACTTTGATACGCACTAAAAGCTGGGCCAGCAACGCACAAAGATGCTGCTCCATTTACGCTTGTAATTCCGTTAGTACCGCTTAAAGTTACAGGCATATTACACCTCTGCTTTCAAGGCTCTCAATTCTTCAAGCGTTTTATCTTCGGTTGCTAGATTGGTAATATCACGCAATCTTTGTTTCTCAGCAACGATAGCGAATGTGTCTGCACCACTTTCTAAGGCACGCTGAAACGCTACATCTTGCTTGGCAAGTAGTGGCTCACGCTCTGCACGCAGACGCTTCTTAGTGAGTTCTACGGCTTTAGCTTTGTTGACGGTAACGGATGAATCATCCATTTCCCATGCGTCATAAAAGTCGTTATCACGGGGCAGGGAGTTTTGGTCAACAATCCGTGCGCCTTTACCTTTAGGCACATCTTTTTCTAAGACGGCTTCAATGGATAGTTCGCCAGTAGGAATACAAGTAGATACCCCACCGTTATCGTTTTTGAAAATAATTACTTGCATTTAAATCTCTCCTTATAAACTGAAGACTGAAACACCAACAATAGGCGAATCTCCAATAGTTCCACTATCAGAAAAAGTTACTATTCTGACAGCAGAAGTACTATATGTTGATGCGTTTCCTTTTGGCCCACAAATCATTGGGTCGGTTGTGTTATCTCTAGCGGCAGATGCAGAAACAGCATAATTAGCATTTGGCAAAGCATTGGTAAAGTTTACGGTGTAATCACCAGTACCATTGTCAGTAATAGACGATACATTGTAAGAAGCCCGAATAGCTACTGTTCCAGTTCCGTTAAAATTCACCCAAGCCTTTGCAGAGCCTTGAATCACATTCGCTGAACTTGTGCTTACTGTTCCGTTGGATATTGTTTGTGCGACTAATGTTGACATGATTTATCCTTATGAACTAAAAACTGCAAATTGCACATATGTTGGGTCATAAACCGCACCACTTGAAATAGTACAAGTTACAAAAGTAAATGACGATGTTGTTGGCGTGGCAGTAGTTACGCTAGGGCCATTAGAAACAAAAGGAACTGTAGCTGTATAGTTGCTTGCAGAAACAAAAGAAGTTGGCGCAACAACAGAATAATTTATGTTTGGCATTGCAGTAGTAAAGTTAGCAACATACACTCCTGTTCCTGACCTTGTAATACTAGAAATATTAAAACTACCATTTAATGTAACAGTTCCACCTGTTGCAGAAAATTGCGCCCATGCTTTAGCAATACCAGTCATTCCGTTTTGTGTTGCAAGAACGCCTGTATCGTTTTTTAAAGTACTGATTGTTAATGTACCCGCCATAATTTATCCTTTGTTCTCAGTATTTTAGACTAAACAATCACCCATGTCGAACCAGTATCTACGGTGACTACAACACCTGTATTAATGGTGATTGGGCCAGCCGAACTAGCATTTTTGGTTGATGGGATGGTGTAGCTGCTAGTAACTGTTTGGTCGTTTAATACAAATACTTGATTCCCCCCGTTACCTGTTGCCCCGCCGCCAATTTGACCCCAAGAACCTACCAAATAAGAGCCAACCACCGATGCGGAAGCGGCTGGGTTGGTCAACATTGTGTAAGTAAAGGTCGTATCTCCAGTTACGGTAATGCTAAAAGTGCCGTTATATGCGCTTGGAGTAGCACCGCTAACCGTTACAAAAGTGCCTGTAGATAAGTTATGGTTGGCGGCAGTTGTTAGGGTAGCGGTAGTTGTGCTATTGGTAATCGTACTAATAGTCTGTCCGCTATAGGTTGAATAGCCCTCAAATGTCTGTAGGGTGGTGTTATAGCGAATCGAACCCACCGTTGGGGTAGCCGAGCGTTGAGCGGTTGTGCCGTTAGGTAGTTTTACCTGCCCCGTACCGTTTACTGCCAAATTACCACTAAAAGTACCGTTACCTGTAAAAGTACCATCGCCTGTAACGGTGGTATTTCCACTAACAGCCAAAGTGCTATTTAAAGTAGTAGCTCCTGTAACCGTTAGGGTAGAAGAACAAACTACTGCGCCACCAAAAGTTGGGGTGTTAAATTGGGAATAATTAATAGCATCGCCACTAATAGTGCCAGTAGCAAGGTTGGTAATTTTATTGCTATTTAAGTTAAGTGGCCCTGTCATTGGGGTTTGACCGTCTGCCGCTACCGAATCGGTAAGCGCAGAAGCAATATCGTTCATGGTGTTATTTGCCCATGTTGACGATATGACAGTTTGACTAACTACGGGGTTACCCGCAGGTAGAGAATATGTGCCTGACCCGTTTCTACTCATTGATTGCTCCTTGTACGCCTTGTGTAGTCAACATACGAGCCATGTTTCTTAGCTCTGCGTCTGTTAGTTTTGGAATGTTTCGTGTGGCTCTGCCTAAACCATAAGCACCCATACCAACCAATCGTGGGCTAGTTAATGGAAGTGCGGCTAATGCGGCAGGGTTTACAGTCAAAGCACCACCAGCACCAATACCTAATGCTGCGCCTTGCCCCGCCAATCCTCTTGGAGTAAATGAACTTAGTGCTTGACCAGCTAATGCAGGCATCAAATCTTGACCGCCTTGTTGTTGTAAAGCACGAGCAAGTTCTAAACGATAGCCATAGTTGGTGTTGGCATTATTGCGGGTCAAAGACTGTAGTTTACGAATAGCGGTATCTGCGGCACTTCTGTTGCCTAAAGACAACGCTCTTTCAATCTCACGCTCAAGGCTTAATGCTTCTTCATACGCTTTCATTGTTTTAGCGTAGTTTTGGTCTTGAGCCACAATCGTATCTTTGACGGTATTACGCACAGAAGTAACTGCTCGTTGCACTTGCTTTTGTGCGGGGCTATCAGGATATAAAGCGTCTAAACGCTGTTTAAGTGCATCAAGGCCTTCTGCGGTGTGTAATGCAGGGTCTTTTTGCCATGTTTTAACAACATCTTGTAGTTCTTCAATTTTATTGAGTTCAGCAGAGCCAATCTTAAATTGTGAGCCTGTTGGGGTTTTGACTTTAAGGCTTTCTACAACCTCATCAAGTTTGCCTGTAATTGGTGCAAAATCTAAGCGTGGTGGCACTTTAGGCAATGGTTTACCCGCACGAATCTCAAGGTCAGGCATAGTAGTCGTAATGCCTTGACGATAAGCTTGACTACGAGCCGCTCTCATATTAGCCAACGCATCTTTAGCTTGGTCTAATACATCCATTGCAGGCACTTCACCACGAATATTTTGCAAAAACGCTTGATTGCCTTCACGACCTGCTTTAACAGCTTGAGATATTGATTCTTCGCCTGCGCCCGTAGTAAGCCCTAAAGCTCTACGAATACCTGAGCCTGCGGCTTGTATGCCACGCCCAATAACAGGAATAGCCGTGCCGATTGCACCTCCTGTAGCTACATTTTCTGCGGCTTGTTGATACATTGGTGCGCCAGTTGCGCCTGTTTCTACGGGTGTCATAGCCCCTGTAGCTGCGCCTAACGCTGCGCCTTGAACATAAGGATTAGCACGGGCAAAACTAGGAATCATGCCTACACCTTTGGCTACGCCTGCGGCTGGTAATATTGCACCGCCTACACGACCACCAATATATGATGCTGGGTTTGCTTCTTCATAAACTTGTGATTCTTGGGCTAACCGTTTAACTGCTTCACTTACACCACCACGCCCGCCTGTGACGGCTTGTGCGCCAGCTAATAATGGGTCAATAGCAGATTTTGTTACACCCGCAGCAAACGATTCTAAAGGTCTAGGTGTAGGCTGAACATTCAAACGCACACCACGCACAGGTCTGCCAACAGCCGCACCGCCTCCTGTTTCTGCAAACTCAGATTGAGTTGGCTGTGAAGGTGTAGGTTGTAAAGCAATTAAACCTTCATTAGAAAGTTTAGATAAATCGCCACCTTTTAGGGCTAACAAATCGGCATCTGAAAGTTTGGATAAATCCATTACTTTAGTCCTCTGCGTCTTAATTCTGCATCAATAGCGGATTGGCTTGGCAAACCAGTTGGCTTTTCTTGTTTTTCTACTTTAGGTTGTTGCCCAATCGGTTGTGCGCCTAAACCAGCACCACGCCCTGCTGCAATTCCAATATCTCGTTCTGCTTGTTCACGAGCCGCAGCTTTTTGAGCAATTTGTTCAGGTTTGTCACCAAACACAGGGAAAAATGTACGGTTATTGCGTTGCACCTCTTGTTCAGTAGCGGCAGCACCAGTCTTAAAGCGTAAATATGCTTCTGACCATTGGTCTTGAGCTTGTTTATATTGTTGTGCAGCGACAGGAATAGCTGGGTTTGCAACACCACCAGCCAATCGAACTGCGGTCTGTGACTTAAAAGATGTGGGGTCAAAGCCATTAGCTTCAAGGGTATTAACTGCGTTGCTTGCAGAAACCATTTGGCTTTGAAAAGCAGAAGCTTTACCTTGGGCTTCAGTCAAATCTTTACCGCCAGCTTTTTGTCCTTTTTCAAACTCAAACTTTTCACGGTCAAGTTTTAATTGTGCTTGCTGATATGGTGTAATTTGTTGTTTAAAGTCATTAAATGAACCTTTAAAACCCTGTGCTTTTGCAAACTCGTAATTTTGCATATCTGTCGTAGGTTTAATTGGTTCAGGCAATGCACGATTAATAAGGGTTGGCAACAGTTCTTTACCAGCACCATAACGAGATTGCAACGCTAGATTTGTAGCGGCTTGGAAGTCAGGTGGCAAAGTTTGTGTAGCAACTGGCATAGGCACATTACCTGTGTATGGCCCAGCCATTTCAGTTTGCACATCACGGGGCTTTAATTGCTCCATAATTGCTCTTGTTTCTTCTTCTTTGCCTTTGCGTAATTGTTCAGCAAGGTCAAGCATCGCTTTATCGCTTTTTTCAGAAATTTTTTGACCTGCATATAACTGAGCCAAAGGTGCTAAATATTGAAAAAAACTAGGCGCAACATAACGCCCGCTTACCATTTGACCTTGTGGTTGTTGCAACCCTTGTTGGGTAAGCAAATTAGCTAATTGCTGTTGGCGAGTTAATGCTTGCTGTTGTTGCAGTATTTCAGGTGGTAAGCTACCTGCAAGATTTAGCGTTTGTGCTTGAGCCATAATTAGTCCATGCCTGAAGTCATTGTTGGTACAATACCTTGACCGCCATAACCATATACATTGCTTGCGCCATATTGATTCATAGCGGTTTGTGCGTTAGCGTAAGGGTCTGATTTTTGACCTTTTCTAAGCATCATAGCCATAGCCATAGGATTCATGCCGCCTTGTGCGGTTTGCCCTGCTTGTTGGGTCAATCCTTGAGCCTGTTGCATAGCCATATTTTGATTGGCTTGTTGTTGTGCGATATTCTGAAACACAGGGGCTAAACCACCTAAGTCTTGTGTTTGTGGTCTTGGATTGCCCATTGGATTCATGGCAAGGTAATAGGGATTAAAGTCCATCATGGTATTAGTCCGTAATCTACGACTTTATAGCCGTCATCAAGTGTCTTAACTGCGTATGGGTAAACTTGCTCCACTTCGTCAGCCATAACGCCTACATGAACGCCATGACCAGCATACTCACGGTCTTTAAATTCATCTTTGTATTCAAAACTATACAATGTCAAGCCGTTTTCTAATACGCCAACTGCTTTAACATTTTCTTTAGTGCGTGGGTCGCACATTGCCATAATTCCTGCACCACCTAAACCAAATAAGCCTTGATTTAAGTTAGCTTGTGCAGCTTGTCTAGCGTTAAAGTCACCCATTTGGGCGTTGTATTGCATACCTGCCGCACCCAATAAATCAGGGCCACTTGTCGTTGCTTGTTGGGCAGAATTGACATAAGTAGGCGATGTAACCTGAGAGCCAGTACGCAAAGCACTTAGCACATTCAATGGTTCGTTTCTGCGATAAGCTAACTCGCCTAATTGTTGTTGGCGTGCCTGTAAACCAGCCTGCAAACCCTGAGTTTGTGCGCCTAACAATAAGTCATTTTGTCTTTGGTCAAAGTTACGGATAGCTCGGTCATAAGCTTCAGAACCAATTTGAATACCTTGATTAGCTAATTGTTGTTCTAACCTTTCCCGCCCTTGTTGCATTTGTGGCTCAAGCCTACGCATAATAGCGTCTGAGTAAGTTTCACTAGGGTTAATACCTATGCTTGGTAATTGACTTACATCAAATGGGTTTTCTAATTGTTGTTGTACATACTCAAGACCTTTTGTGCCAAGCTGACCTACGCCATAACTAAGCTGGTTTTGAATATCTAAAAGTCGTTGCTGTTCAGGGCTAAATTTTTGAGTAGCAGCCCACATTGGGTTGCCATACTTATCTTCGCCTTGCATTGTGTATTCAAGCGAACCATAAGGGGTGTATTGGTTTACACGATTGGCGGCTACTGCTAAACGAGCAGCGTCAATATTGCCTTGTGCTGTTTGCTTTGCTGCTGCCGAATAATCAGGCGCAGCAGGCGCACTTGGGGCAGGCCCTAATCCTAAAAATCCACCACCACCCATACTATTCTCCCTTGTTTAGAGGGCATCGGATGTTAAGAAACCGACACTCCTCTTTTCTCATAGCCATAATCACCAAATCACCACTCATATGGGCATCAGGTATTTCAGCTACAACCTTAAAGCCCAAATGTCGGTTTAACTTTAGGGCATCCGTGTTATCAGCACAGATTTGCCCTAGTATAACGCTAAGTCCAAGTTTATTAAAGGGGTAATCAAATGCAGCCCATAATAAATCTTTACTCATCCAGTTCGTTTCAGCCAATGCCCCAATGTGCATTTCGCAGGCTTTTGGCATAAAATTACAGTATCCAACCACAGCAACTAAATTACCGTCTTTTAACTGTCCTATACATTGGGTTGTTTCGGGTAAGGGAAAATTCAGTATGCGAACCAACCATTCCCCCAAATACCGTTGGTTTTCAGTCGTAACTTGTCGCATTTACAGAATAGCTCCCCTTTCCATTACATAATCCGTACTAGCCCAACGCACATCAATATCTTGCGATGCAATATTTAGGATAATTCCTGCGGCATAACCTATACCTGTAACCCCTTGCCAATTCTTAGAAATGGTATTGCCACCACCCCAATCATAGTCATCCCATGTTGATGTATCCCAAACGCCTACGGATACCAAAGCAGGGTTAAAGGTAACTTGACCTATATTGTTTTGGGTTTCAAAATCAGTGTTAATACCGCATAAAACGGCTGGGTTGCCGTTATCTGTAAAGAGAATAGGGCGTACCATTGTGAAGCGTTTTAACTGCCCTCTAGCGTCAAAATAACTATATGCTTGTTGGCAAGAAGCTTTGATGTTTTGGTCATTGTCTGACAATCCATCCCAAAATTTACCCACATAGCCATTACCGCCAAAATACATATTTTCATCATAAACTTCAAAACAAGTGGCGTTTATGCCTGAAAAACTAGCCCAAGCCTTTGTAATGTTGTGCATGACATATTGTTGTTGACCACCAATCACAGGAATATTGAATATCAGCATATTCTGTTTGGCGTAATAGTGGATTTGCCAGCCAAATTCTGCGTTATAAAGGTCTGCGGCTTGACTTACAGCGTAATAAATCTTGTCAGTAACATTAATTCTGGGGTCTAAACGGCTTGATTGCAAAGCACCAGCCAAAGGCACAATACCGTCTTGGGTAATTAACAATAAATCGCCTGCAAACTTGAAAAAACAGCGTCTAGCAAAGACTTGACCGAGTTGCCATACCCCAATTAACGACCAATCATTAGGGTCAGATGGGTCAGAACCCTTATAAACAATGACTTCACCGTTATTTGTTATAAAAACAGCGTAATCATCAACTCCATAGCCTGCATCTAAAGTCCAAGTACCCATTGCCATGATGTAACCACCATTTCGGGCAACTCCACCTAAATCAAACGATGACAAAGCGCCACTAATTGCATTGGCGGCTAGGTAATAAAACTTTAAAGTGCCAGTTTCTACAAAATATAACCGTTCTTTATGCAAATTAATGTGGATAAGGTTGGCAATCGTAGTTCCAGTAAGGAATTTAGCGACTGTATATGACCCCAATGGGCTTGCAGGGCTACTAGCTGGTGCTGAAAGTGCTGTGTAGGTAAAGGTTGTACCGTTTACGACCGTAATTTTAAATGTGCCGTTGTATTGAGATGGGCTTGCACCTGTAATGGTGACTTGATTCCCTGTAACTAAACCGTGTGCAACGCTAGTAACTAGGGTACAAGTTGTTCCTGAACTAGTTAAATTGCTAATTGTTTGGGCAGTTGATGTTGTGGCGTATTTAATCCAATTTGTACCATCATAAATAAGGGGTGCGTCTGCGCCATTAACCGCTACAAGAAAGTTACCACCTGCGGTAGAAGCGTTTACATATTGCCATCTATCGCTACCTAATCCAGTTTGAGCAGATACGGCTGTGCCTGAACTAGAAACATCATAAATTGTGCTACCAGCAGCAGCAAACAGCTTGCTTGTAGAACCGCCTGAATATTGCATTAAGGTATCGACTTGCCCAGTAATGCCTGTGGCGTATTGGGTGTATCCTTTTCTAAGCTGTATTTCCGATGGAGTTGGATAAAAGTTATTTAACACCACCGCATCTAGCGGGTTCATTTCAGCGACAGAATCTCGTGCGTTCCAACCGCCAATAGGAGATGGCACGGAAGCGGTAACTGCCCTTCGTTGTTGTGGTACTGCCATGTTTAAGTTCCGTAACCAGTATCAGGAATATTGGCGTAACCAATAAGCACTTTGCTTGGGTATGGGGCAAAACTAAGGGTTGCACTACCTTTGTCGTTGGCTTTGGCTACATTTAAGTAGCGGAAATAGTCTTGTTGCAACGCAGTAGTATCAAACCCTTTAATTTGAAAATACTTGAGTTTTGTGCCTAAAACCATCACCGTATCATCTAGCACGGTTGTATCATTATCAGCCGTAAAGCTGTTTTTAACTGCGCCAGTAAAACTTCTAGCCCACCCTTTTGAGCGGTATTCAAAGCCTAAGTATTCTTTAGTGTTATAGGGCGGCCAAATTTGAAACTGGTTACCCAAAATACGCCATCTAATGCGTGGGCCTGTGGAAATATAACCCGACTTTAGCCATTGCCATTGTTGAGCATCTTCAGGGCCTAACATTTGCCAATGCTTTGTTTTATCCCAATGCGTATTGTCCGTAATGGTTTCAAAGTCAGCAGGTAGTGGGTATTTGGTCTGCGAAAAGGTAAAAGTAACACCTGTGTATGTGCCACTAGCTAATTGGCTCATCACAATCGTAGAAGTTGTGCCGTTAAAGGTTACTGAGGATACATAAGTATCTTGGTTAATACCTGTGCCTTGGATTGAGTAATTGCTATTTAAAGCGGTGGCATCGCCTGTGACAATAATGTTATAACTATTGTCGCTAACCGTATCACCTACAAAAGTCACGGCATCGGTGTAAAACCGATACTCCAACTCTAGGGCTTGCCAATCAAATTCCTTAACCAAATCATAGCCAACACGGTTCATTAGGGCTAAAACTTGCTGAACATCTTGATTGGTATTACCTGCAACATAAGTGGGGATAGCAAGGTTTAACTCGCTAGTGGTCTGTTGCACAAGTTGGAGCATCGTTGATGACATAGTTTAGGCTTCCTCTATGGTTTCCGCTTTCTTTTTGCGGGGTTTTTTCTCACCAACTGCCGCAAGTATAGCCGCCATTTGCTCTTGCATCAAAGCCAGCTTCGCATCAGTTTCAGCCTTAATTCTAGCATTTTCCTCGTCTTTTTTGGCAAGTTCTTGCTTTAACTGATTAATTTCTTCTGCTCGTTTTGATGCTTCTGCGGTTTCTTCGGCTAAATTTAAGAAAGTGCGTGCTTTATCCCTAAACGCATGGGGTGACATACCAGCAATCATCCCAATCCGTTGGAGTTGTAAGTCAGAAGCGTTAGCGATAGATTCTACGGTCATAAACTTTACACCCCGTAGTTCTTGCGCTTGGGATTGGCTAATCAAAGGCCATTGTTCTACGGGCGTTCCAATAATTTCGCTACTAGAATCTTGGGTTGCCATGTATTGAAGCCATTGGCGTGGAAAACGCTGTTTATGGCTTTCCTGTGCGTAGGTATCAATTTCCGTTAGATTATCCCCAGCGACCATAATGCGTACAAAGTCAAAATCTTTGTAGATTGGTCTGCCTGCTTCGTTGGATTCATGCTCTAGTTTGACTGCTCGCTTATAAAACTTAACTGCCAAACGAGAATCTGCGTCTTGCACATCGCTTTCTATTGCCATTTGTAAAACTCCTTAAGTGGTTAAGGTACTGCGGTTAAAGAAAAAGGGCTACCCCAAT